CATTAGGAAGAATGAAGTCAGGTAGATACTTATGAGATACAACCCACTCAATTCTTATAGTTTCGTATTCGTAGTCAATTCTTTTGTTTTTAAGAAACGACGCATTGTCAGCCTCAAGCCCAGATCTAAACTTACCTAGATTCTTTTTGTTTGTAGGCTTACGTCTTTTAGCTGGCTTTCTGTGTCTAGAACTGTGGATCATCAGGCAGATACTCAGGAACCCTCGGCTCTTGCTCGACTTTCACTAGATGCTGAAGACCTGACGAATAGATAAAGGATCTAAGTTCAGGCCAGCAGATGTTCTTAAACTCACAGTAGTTACAGGTTGAACATAACTTCAGATTAGGACTGTCTTTGTACTGAGGTACAGGCTCAAGTCTAGCTGGAGGATCAGAAGATTCCACCATAGTTTTGATGTCTCTGATCTCTTCTACCTTGCCTTGTATGTCTTTAGTGAAGTCATGTATATCAAGCAGCAGTTCACCTGTGACTTTATTAACTACAAGAAATGCACCCTTACTCTTATGAGTTACCTCAGGGTCATCCTTAGCTGCTGCTACATATGAAGAAAGCTGAGAGATATAACCAAAGTTATCCTTGTCTCGTAGCTCACCCTTCTTAAACTTCTGAAATGCTACAGGAGATGCTGACTTAACATCCACAGTCATACCATCGATCACAGCATCTCGATGTCCTCGAATACCCTCGATCTCCATCTTACCCTGTTCACCAGTTACATGATGTCCAGCAGCTTTAGCAAGATTAAGAATGAGAGACTCAAGTATGTCTCCAAAGAAAAACTTAAGAAGGTCACTGCCTTTATTACCAACTGCTTCTCTTGGTTCATTGATTTTATACCATAGCTTTCGTCTACATGGAGAACCTAAACCTGACATAGATAGTCTGGATCTGTATTCTTCAGGCTTAGAGAACCTACGATTAGATAAGTCAGAGATTTCTTTACCTAAGCAAGCTGAGACGTAGCTACTCCAGCCACCCTCTCCTTTAACTACGGAATAGATATCACCGATTAAGGTCGTAATTTCCTTCTTCGTATTCATCGTCTTCTTCTTCGCTTTCAAAGTCTGAGGAATATTCATCTGGTGAACTAAAGACATACTCTTCTAGATCAAAGAAGTACTCTTCCAGTTTCTTCAGCAGATCTGCGAAGTCACCATCGTAAGTCTTTATTAATTTGTCTAGCTTTGAGGCTGAGATAATTTCTCCTGTAGTCTTAGCTAACTGAGAAAGTTCCTCTAGCTCAGTGATTATGTTCCAGCATTCCTCAAATTTAATCAGAAGATCATTTTCTAGAGACATATTATTCACTTCTAAAAAGAGAGTAGTCCCAAGGTGTAGGCTTGAGACTGAGTGACTGTAACCTCCTACACAGGCAGAGGAACCTTTAGAACCTAGGCCCTGCGTCTGAGGCAGTAGTTCCTGAGCTATATGATACTAGACTAGTAACACCTACAGCTTCAAGAGTTACGCTCTCGCTTGGTGAGTTAGGACCTCGGTAAACTCGGAAGGATATCTTAGCCTTAGTTCCGTTGCCAATCAAACCATCCTCATCTGGATTCCATTTGGTAACATACTGATTGATGTCGTTACCTTCCTCAGCTTCCATACGAACCTTAGCTGCCTCGAAGTCAAAGACTAACGGAGCATCTAGAACCCATTCGTCACTCATCTTATGCTTACGCTTGAACTTGAACTCATATGTACCATTGCCTAAGTCTTTAATTCGACTAGGTGAGATCTTAAATTCATTCACTAGCTTGTCTCTAGTTTCTTTAGAGACTGTAGCCATGCATGAGTACTCACCATCTGGGTTGTACTTAGTATCTTTGTTGAATGAAAAGAGTTTAGGCCAGGCAATCTCAGCTTCAACTACTCCTCGTTTCTCGAATTTAGCCATTTAGATTTCTCCTTTAGTATGGCTTTAGGTTTAAGGTCGGGTGTATTAGCATACTTAGTTATCTGTGTCAATAGAATTAATGGGTTTCTCCCCAAGTTTTTCCGATGTCACTACTTCCTGCAAGTGGACAGAAGAGTCCAAGGTTTTCTCCTGTTGTTTCGATGGATTGTCTTTGAATAGATCCAACTGTTTCCGCTGTTTCTCTGTCACCTTTCACCTCTGTTTGCCATTCATCGTGAGGCCATGTCACTAGCTTGTAGCTTATGCCTCTGTCATCTAGCTGCTTAGTCCATAGCAGTGCTGAGTGTTTCATCACAACTGCCTCACCATTCTGTAGCATACCAGCTAGAGTCTTATGCTGCGATGGTGTCTTAACTTTTCTTCCGTCTAGTCCTATGAAGTATCCTTTCGCTGCTGCCTGAGGTATATCCTCGTTCTTTAACTTGGACAACCCTGAGATAGATTGTGTGAAATTTTCTACTGCTTGTCCTGCCTCTCTTGTGTTAACTCTTAGAATCTCAGCGATCTTACCTACACCTGCACCTAGAAGAAAGGCATAGATAAAAGTCTTAGCCATATCTCTAGTGACGTGGCTCATGCCTAGTGCCTTACGATTAACATTGTGTATGTCAGTCTCATCCTCCTTCTTGCCTGAGACAATAGCCTCTACGTATTCCTCTGACTTCATAAGATGAGCAAGTACTCTTAGCTGTATACCTTCAGCATCAGTTCCAACCAGAAGACAATCGTCAGGAACAGTAAAAAGCGACCGCAACCTTCCATCGTATTTGTCCTTAACTTCATCAACTACAGATCTAGGTTCGCCATGAAACTTAGCTGGTATGTTAGCTTGGTTAGGTGACGAGTGAGCCATACGTCCAGTCCATGCACCTATGTGTTGAAACCTACCATGTATTCTACCGTCATTAGTTCTAGCCTCGCAGCCTAACCATTCCTCTAGGCTTGACCTACGTCCTTCAAGAGTTAGCCACTCAGCGAGTCTCTTAGCTCCATCTGGTGCAGTGTCAGGTAGTGTAGCTAGATTGGTTTCATTACACATCCAACCATAACGCTCAAACCTTTCCTGTTTCTCAGGTATATCTACACCTTCTCTGAGATAGAGGATGTGTCCTTTGGTTTTGTCTGTCGGTTGCCAACCTGCATCCCACAACCTGTCGATACGATCTTTCGGACTACTGGGTTTGAACTCGACATAATCGTAACAAAGAACCTTGCCATCACTAACCTCAGTTTTAGGATATGTATGTCTAGCCTTAATCGTAGCAGCGACAACCGTTCCATCTTTCTTTCTCCTGTCTTTAAGTTCATTGACAACCTCTAGCTGTGGAGGAAAGTCAATCTGAAACCTAGCCTCAAGGTCAGCCATTCTAGATTGCACTTCAGTCAGACAAACCTGTGCATCTTTCTTGTTGAACTCGAAACCATTCTCATGCATTCGTTGACATAGCCATTGGATTCTATGCTCAGTCTCTAGGCCAGGGGCATTTAGCTCAGGCAGAAACTTTTTGTATAATCTGACAGTTATATCTACGTCATTTCTACAGTACTCCAGCATCTCAGGGGATAAATCTGAGAAGTCCTTGAAGTTACCCTTGTGTAGCTCAAGCCTTCTACCCCAGTATTCTAGACTGTGCTTTTCTTTTACTCCTTTGATTGGTTGGTTCTCGTAGTTAAGAAAGCGAGAGACTACAAGAGTATCCAAGACTTTGTGTTCTGGTATCACTGGGCCTAGTAGTCTATTGATAACTGGTACGTCGAACTGAATACCGTTGTGAAAGACAAAGCGATCTACACCTGAGCAGTAGTCCTCGAACCTCTGCCTTTCGTTAGGTACTCTATCGACGTAGGTAAACTGAACTTGCTCTCCTGTGGCTACATCCTCAGCACAGATACACCAGATGCATGTAGCGTCTAGGCTATCAGTCTCGATGTCCATAGCTACAATCTTAGGCATACTCAGTTCTCGTCAAATGCAGATGGATAAGTCTCAGACAGAGTAAAGCTATCCATGTCGAAAAGCAACTGCCCTCCGTAGCCTGTGGTTCCTGCTGGTCTGTTCTTAATAACTGTAAGCGTCGTTGTGTTACGTTCTCGATCTGACTCAGCGAACTTATCTCTGGACAACTTGACTACAACTGAGGCTCTCTTGCCTATCATACGGCAGTCTCTAATCTGGCCTTCGTCATTCTCGTGCGCAATTGTTATGATGCCTACGTTAAGCTCAGATGCAAGCCTAGCTAACTTAGTGGATAGCTCAGACAGAAACTGTTCGAGTGTACCATCACCGTGTTTGCTATAACCTAAGTCCTGTATTGGTTCAAAGAAAACATAGCGACATTCACAGGCTGTAGCAAAGAACCTAATTCTGTCGAGCAGTTCCATTGGATCATCATCTACACCCATTGTAAACTGATAGAGCATACCGTCCTTGGTTAGTCGAGTGATGCTTTTCTCTACGTCTGACTCCATGCCATGTGCTTCGACTAGATCCTTTCGAGTTAGATTAATTCCTAAGTCATACGATACTAGACCTAGCAGTGACCTGCGTTTGGATTCTTCGTTATGCCAGATAGCAATGGGTACATCAGGATGGTTCTTCAGAAGATTGTATTCTAGAAACCGCATGAACTCAGTCTTACCTATGCCTTCAGGTGCTTGAAAGATTGTGAAGTGTCCTTGCATCAGACCTAGAATCGTATTGTCTAGAGCCTCGATACCTGTAGGTAGATACTTGCTGTCTTCTCCTTCGTTGTAGATAGAGAGAAACTGTTCAGTGGTATTGAATACATTCTCAGGTGTATACTTCTTAGCATTGAACCATGCGTTTCTGTATTCGTAGGTAGCTCCATCCTGTAGAAATTCATTAGCATCTTTGTACTTGTCGTGAGCTACTCGATAAATACGATTAGGAAA